CCAGGCACCCCAGGCCATGCGAAAGACCGGATTCGAGGGCGTCGGCGTCTCGGCGACCCAATGCGGCGGCACAGGCCACAAGGCAGACGGCGCTTTCATCTTGTTCCGTTGCTTGATGAGGAAGACATCGCCCACGAGGTCATGCCAGATCGACGCCAGCCAGCGGACGTCTCGCCCGGTGAAGTAGGGATTCCCGGTCGTCAGCATGTCCAGGAACAGGTGCTGTTCAATTTCGTCCAGCATGTGCCCGCGTTCCAGTTCCTTGATGAACCGTCGTCGTTCGACCGGGGCGGCCTTCTGGATGTGTTTGATGTCGTTCCGGACCTGTCCGGACGGCTGTTTCGCGACATAGAGCTTCCATTGGACGGCCGCCATGGCGTCCGCGACCCGTCCCGCACAGGCGCGGACCCAGGGGGACGTGTTAAACGTCTGCAGCAAGGCCTCAGTTGATCGATCCGGCAAGGTGCCGCGTGTTGACTGCATAATGCCGTTCAGCATCCCATGGGCCTGCTGGGCCGCTTCCTGGCTGAACGGCGCGACAATCGCCTTGAACGCCAAGGCGAGGCGTGACTTGAAATCGAGTCCATTCATAATAGGCATCCTTCCACGTCGGCCCGGTTAGATTAAACGAATGAGATAGACCGCGATGATCGGCAACCCGCACCCCAGGGCCCAGAAGACGAGGTCCGTTCGGCAGCCCGCGTGACAGACGCCCGGATGCTGAATCTGTTCGCGGATCATCGCGCCGACCAGAATCACGCCCATAATCCAGCCATAAGACCAATCGCTGAGATACATCAGGAGGATCGTCAGCAACACGCCCGCGATGACATGCGCGAGTTGATCCAGCCAATCGATGTCATGCCAGGCTTGTAGCATTCGTCCCTCCTACCAGATCGACAGGACGCCCGGGTCGATCATCTGCCCGTTCTTTTCAATCATCGGCTCCTGCGCGACTGCGCCGCCGCCGGAGATGCTGAAGATCGGCCGTAAGGCCAGCTTATTGAACGCCCCGCTGGACGCATCGACCTGATCCTTGTAGCCGCCTGCCTCGGGATCAAAGTTGTGCAGTTCGTCGATATAGGCGTCCGTCCAGGCCTCGAGGAGGACATCGACGTTCCCCGCCTCGACCTGGGCCGCCAGCGGATAGGCGCGGGTCGCCTTGTCGCCCGTTACGCGATCGACATGGACGACGAAGCCGGCGAGGTTCAGCACCGTGTTCTGTGCCGATTCCTTGCCACCGGACCCCGGTTCCTGTTCAATCCACTGTTCGACGTTCGGTCCGTCGAGGATCGCCTGATTCTTGATGACCTGTTCGCGTTGATGCGCGGACCACTGACCACGGACGACATGCGTGACGGTAAAGCGCCCGGTCTGTTCATTGCGGCCGATCTTGACGCCCGCCGTATACGCGCCGCCGTCCTGCGTCCCCGCCTTGTCCCAGTAGCGAATCTCGTGCAGGCCAGCCGGGACGGCCGAGACAATCTTGAACCAGGCCCGGTTGAAGATGTTGCCGGCCGTCGGGCGCGCGTTCCAGTTCCGATGCAGGAGGCGTTCGCGTTCGACCTTGGGCAAGGCGTGCAGCTTCGCCTCATAACCCGGGTCCTTCTCGGCCAGAATGACGTTCTCTTCCAGCCGGCCTTCGATGAACGTGAATGACAGGATATGCTCACGCTTGACATGCGGGAAGCGGGCGAGGAGGTCGTCCTTGCTGTCGCCCCAGATAATCTGTTCCTGGTCGCGAATGAAAAAGCGAATGACGCCGTCACGGGCGTGAATGATCTGGCCGGTGTTCGGATCAATCCACCAGCTGATCAGCTTATGCAGCCAGCCGCCGACCGGGTCGTCCGCCGGGATTGGATTGCAGGTCGCGCGAATGTACGGCGCGACGCCGCAGGTCGAACGGTTGCGGGCCCACAGGTACCAGAATTGACCTTCCGTGAAGTGTTCCAACTGATCGAACCCGATCAGGCAAATCTGCGAGCCGTCATACTTAAACTTGTCTTTCTCATGTTCCATCGAACTGAACTGCACCGACGCACCGGACGGAAAGTCCCAGCGCATGGTCTGCTGGTTCGGTTTCGCGCGCAGGTGCGGGAACAGTTCATAGGATTCGTCCCAGAGTCCGCCTTGTTTCGTGATTTCAGGAATGGTGCGCCGAAAGATCGACGCGGTGAACTTGTCGTTCTGACAATGCCGAATGGATTCGAGGAGCAAGGCGAACGTCTTGCCCGGTCCCGCACCGCCGCCATTAATGAGGATGTCGGCCTCGCACGCCAGGGTCTTGTATTGAAACCCCGGTTGCGGTCCGATATGCCGAACCGCCGGCGCGTCAGTGTCCTGAACCGTTGCCGGAGCCGTTGCCATTCGATACCTCGTGGGGTCGCGTCCGTCCGTTGTCCGGCATGTGGAAGATGATCTGTGTATTGTAGGTCGCGCCGGCGTTCGCCGCGTCGTCACCCAACAGCTTGAAGTGTTTCGCCAGGTTCCCGAGCGCCGTGTTCTTGTCCCAGAGCTTCAGCTTCTGTGCGTAGCCGACGAACTTGCGATCCTTGCCGTGGCCCTCGTAGACCTTTTCGGTTTCGATGCCGGCAATCGCGCCGGCCGTATCGTCATCGAACTCACGCGGATCCAGAATCGCCCCGTTCGGGCCAATGACCTTGCGAATGTCGCTCAAGGCAATGCGGCCCAGTTCGTTGATGACCTGCGCCGCGGTGATCTCAACCTTATGCGCGATGCGTTCCTGCAGTTCCTGGATGCGCGCCGCGACGTTCTTGTTTTTGAGCAGCGCACAAATCGACGAGTCCGCACCGAACTTCCCCGATGCCCGCGTTTTTCCTTGATACCCTGCCTTTTGATAGGCCTGAATCCGTGCGTTTCGATCCAGGGGACCGTTCGCCGTGCGGACGAGTTCCTGACAGAAGCGTTCTTGACGATAATGTTTGAGTGGCGGCATGATTGAAATAGGCTACACCAATCGCGCGAAAATGTCATGTGCCTTTCACGAATCGGCGACGACGATGACTCAGATTGAGGTATTTCGGCACGCAGTACGCAATCAACAGATCCCGATCACCCAGCCGCATATCGACCCGCCAGGCACACGGACACATCGCCTGATGATTCCCGCACGTGTCACAGAGGAGCCAGGTCTCGAGGTCTGGCTTGATCGTCAGGAACTTGCGCCGAGCAATCGAATCCCCTTTCTTTGGACGAATCAGGTCATGCAGGACATCCTCCGGATCGACAGTCGAACTGGTCATCAGTCTCATCAGTCATTGACCTCCTGCGCAACTTCGTCAAACGCATCCTCGAGGATCTGCAGCGCCCGGCGATCCGTATGCGCCTTCTGTTGCGGCGGCGTCAGGCCAGCCGCTTTCGCCAGGAACATTTCGTGCGTGATCTCCTTCCAGACGTCTCGGGCTTTCAAACGGTGTTCACTCATCGGACGACCTCGCTACAGGTTCGGAAAGGTAAAGTCCCGATAGGACAAGGTCCGACCCGCCGGCTTGTAGGACGCGTCCGGGATGGCGCGATTCCCTGGCGATCCCGGCGTCATCGTGTTGGCGTGCAGCTTGTCATGATTCTTTCGATAGCAGGCGGTACTACAGAACTTGCGTCGAGGCTTGAAAACCGGCTGCGTACAGCCCTGATGTTGACACCGCGCGCCCGTAATCACCGGATCAATCATCAGCGCGGGCGACGAGCGCACCGCCAGACGGTCAGGCGGATCCGTCACGACGACCGGCTGCGGACGGGCTTCGACGACCTGCGGATTCACGACGCGCACCGCATGGGTCGTATTGTCGATTTCAATTTCCAGGGACAGGCGTAGATTTCCCATTATGTCAGCAACTTTCTTACCTGCGTCAGCAAGTCTTGTTCCGTCAGGCGATACGCTCGCACAAAGGCCTTGGTTCCGAGCCCATGAATTCCGCCATTCCCTCGATGATGAAAGACGCACAGCGGAATCACGTCCATATCTGACGCGCGTTGTCCGACGCCCAATCCCGTTCGCGGATGATGTAATTCAGCGGGCGTCTCACCGAGGTCGAGGTGGCGACACAATAT